GTGGTAACTTTAATACCAAATTTTGTCAATATATCTCCCTGTCCAGCATACCCATCAACATTCATGAGATATGCTTCAAGAGGAAATGCCTGATCAAATCTTGATTCAGTCACCTCTCTCATAATTGTTCTCGATGTCATCAACTTTCGTGGAATATAATGACATTCCTGTCCGTACATTCTTAATTGTTCATTAATTAAGTCTTGTACTAGACCTTGTTCTGACTGAGAACCCTGTAGGAAAAACGGATTTAACATTATCCAATCATATCTAATGGAGGCATTTCATAATCACTTGACATCTTAGATCTAATTTCATCTAGTTCTCTGACACCATCATCATATATTTGACGACCATTTAATTGAACACCGCCAGGCAATTGAACACCTTGAAACTTAATTAAGTTTTGTCCCCATTGTTTCTTACACAAAGCGACAAAATATCTTTTTAAGAACTGATCATTATAAACTTGAGTGAAATCATCTGGATCTAAGATTCGGAAACAATCTATTACAAAATGATCATTCACTTGCAAATGTTGAAAATCAGTGTCAATATATAATCGATCTTGACGAATGTTAAATCTAAATTTCATATCTGGATTTAACAGGAAACTAATATCCTCAAGATATGTTTGAACCATTGAATATTGTAAAAGATCAACTGATCCAAATGCATATAGATCATTTAAAAATAACTGATATCTAATATTAAATAGTCCATCATAAACGGTATCGGATCTAATTTTAAATATCTGATTTACTCCAATCACAGAAGAAGGCATTTGCAGATAATTTGAATTCTCTTCAAAATTAAAAGTGGTTGTTAAACCAACTGTTGAAGTTCCAGTGGTTGTTGTAATACCAACATCTTTATCTCCTCCTCTTGCTTGTCCTCTATCAATATCATCTTGTGTAATTTTATATTTCAAATACATTCTTACGATACCATCGTAATGTCTCTCTTGATATATTTGAATAGCATCATCTAACAGATCTTGAAATTGTTCATCTGCAACATTAATCTCCAAGACAGGAAAACCAAGCTGTCTTTTTGCGTAATCTATTAAACCTTGTCTTGAACTTGGTTGAGCCATTATTCACCCCTATGTAGAAATACCTGATCTAACTAGCACATTACCTTCCATAATTTTAAAGAAAGTAGAACCAGAACTCACATTGACATCATACAGATATCGACCTTCATCCAAACCTCTGGTCACTGTAGATCCTAAAGATAGAGTTACTTTTCCATCTGTGTCTCCAAGTGTTACACCAAAAGTATTTGCAGTTCCAATCGCAGACTTTTTAATATTACTTCTTCCAGTATAACCAGTAAAATTTATACTTGAACCAGCAGAAGTTTTAATTGTAAAAGTGGTATTAAAATCAGCACCAGAAAATATGGTTAGATTTACACCCATTGGAACGGCAATGTCTGGATCAAATGTGATTACCTGTTGTGCCATCTTTTTAATTATTTAGTTTCTGAACAAGAGTAGATAGAAGATCTTTGATATCTCCCAACTCACTCTTCACATTATCAAGATCTTCTTTCATTTGATCTAATTCATTATTTTTATTTTTGATTGTTTTTTTACGTTTCATATAATCGAGATAAGCCTTCTTATCTCGATTAACAATCGCTGTGGAGTCTGTATCTCGATAGAGTCCAGACTTACCTTCAACTGGAGTATAATTTGACATTATGCTAGTGCGATTGCTCTAAGATCTTTAATGAATGGTGGTTGTGCCTGATTTGTTCCAACCATATCAATCTTAATTTGGAATTTGGTAAATGGTGATATATCCTCAATAGTGAATTCATAATCTTTAAACTCTATTCCTATTGATGGAGTTACATTATCATCAGGTTTTCCATTATTATTCGACTTATTAATAATATCACCAAACTGATCTCTATTATCAAAGCCAGGGAATAATTCAAAGTCTCTATCCACACTATTTTCACTAGATCCTTCAGTAATTGTTTTGAAGAATACACGAATATCAGAACTATTTCTTCTATATGAAGCAAACTGAACTGAAATACTTGTTGCTGGATTTTCTAAAATTACAAGATTTGAAACATAAGATGATGCACAAGGATCATTACCTGTTTGATTTACTCTTGAATCAGATGCAAAGTTGGTAACAGGACTATTGATTCTATTTGTAGTCAATATTGTACTAACTCTATCCAAATCAATCACAGGTGAAACATTTGCATTATCACTTGATAATAGAACTTCAAATGTCATTGATTTATTGCCAGGCAAATCTGATAGTTGTCTATCTTCATTTACCTTAGATGCAATCATTCTTGGTGTTTCAAAATGATTTTGATCATCAATTGTAATTGATTCAAATCCTTGATCTACAAAAGATGTTTCAGATCCATCAATACTTGTTGCTGAAACTGTTCTGACTCTAGATGCAATAGATGTTCCGTTTGGTGTAATACTTGTAACATTAGGTGTCAATGTTTCAAACTGAACGTTTTGTGATGCAGTTATTTTTGATCCACCTCCACGTTTTGTGGTTGAGAAGAAACGATTTGGTAATGATCCACCATTTCTATCTTCACCATCAGAATCCATATCTACTTTGATGTGATAGAAATCTAAATCTTTTGAATCTACAACAGTTGCCGCTGGACTATTCATATCGTGAGTTTTGTTAATTCTTCGGAGAGAAACTCCAGAGAACTCATACTTCTTAATCTCTTCACCAGATGAGTGACTTGACTTAACAGTATCATCAATACCTCTGGTTGTAATACCAGTGATTGATCCGTTTGCAACTCCTGTATAAGATATGATTTCATTTCCAAGAATCGCATATCCAAAGTTTGTTGTTCCAACACCTACACCTTCAAAGGTTGCAAAGTTGGATGATGAAACCACAGATATATCTGATGAGGAACTAGTATCATAATCAGCAGTGAGTTTTGTAGATGGAATATCTGAATCAACTCCACCAATCTTAACCAAGTTATTAAATGAATGTAATGCGTGAGCTCTGTGATCAACCTTAAAGTGTAATCCATCGTTAGTTTGATTCACATCAATCGATGCAATCGTAGATCCACTTCCAACTGCTTTCCCATCAATTCCTATGAGAGTTGATCCATTATTAAATCCAAGTGTTCCGATACCTGTAACAAATGCACCTTGAATATTATCAACAACCAAACTATTGGTTGCAGTAATTAATCCAACAGATAGAACAGCACCACTTCCATTTCCAAGACCGAGAGTTCCAATTCCCAAAGTGTCACCGACTGCATAATTCTTACCACCATTTGTAAAGGTAACAACACCAATGACTCCATTCTCTACACGAACATTACCAACAATTCCACTTCCTTCACCAGTCTGAGTTTCCATTGGAACATCAGTGTATAAGAAATGACCACTAGCAGGAGTATATCCAGCGCCAGGATTAACAATAGTCACATCATTTGAACCATTGATTGTTGCAATACCAGCAGTATTAATAAGATTTGCAGATACATTTAGATTGTCAAACTGACCAATCGCAACGCCAGGTACTAATCCAGCAGCTGGAGTTGTTGATAATGCAGTTGATAATCCAATAATTGCCTTTCTAGAAAGTGATTGAATTGAGTTCTCTGGTAAAGTAATAATTTGATCATTACCTTCAGATAATTCTGGACTGAAGAATCTACCTACGCCTGGATTTGTATTAAAGTCTGCCTTACGAATTGTAAATTTCAGATCTTCATATTGACTTGCATCCCAAGTAACACCATTCTGAGACTTGAATAAAGATCCTAAGTATGGCTGCTGACTGATAATAACCTGTTGTTCATCAGGTAATCCAGCAGTGGATATATCCACTTCACCCATTCTTGATATCCAAACTGTATAGTTTTCAGAAGCTGATAATAGAACTAATGCATAACGTGATTCACCCTGTAAATAAACAGGAGAATCAAATGTGAATGTTGTTGGAGTTGATGCATCATCTGATAAATTAACCTGACTTGGATCTAAATTTACAACACTGAATGGTAATATCTTACTTGTGGGTAGTCCAGTTTCAACAGTTCTAATCTGTAATGTGACAGGTAACTCCTCGTCTTTTCCTCGGAAGAAACAATCAACAGATGTAATGAAAATACCACTGGTTTCATCTACAGTGAATGTTTGTGCTAATGGATCATCATCTTGTTCAAAGAATCTCCCTTCCAGAGTTAATCCTGTGTCACGTTTTCTTGTAATTCGATCATTAACAATTCTTTGATCAGATACATTTAATCTTTCAATTTGAGGAACTTTAGTACTTAAAATTTGAGCTTGAGTATTTTCTAATATACCAGAAGCTGCAAAGTTTGCTTCAGCTGATCCTGTAACAGTTCCTGATACTCTAGAGTTAATTGGACTTGTAGTTAAACGAAGTGTTTTTGTACCAGTTTCAAATCTTGGATTTGCATCAATATTTGGATTTGGTATTTCATAACAAGAAGTTAATTGTCCTATACCATCAGAAATTAATCTGACATCAGATATTGTCGCTTCTGCACCACTTGTTTGACCAATCAACTTTAGATTTTTAGCAGCATGTCCAAAGAATGTACCTTGAACGTGAGTTGCAAGACTAAACGTATCTACATTTAAAAGAGTGGAAGAAGTAGAATATACTGTCGAAATACCCACATTAGATTGATAAGGATTTAATGTACTAATTTTAGTTGGTGCATTATATGGGCCTTCTTTATGATTTGGTGCAGCAAGTCTAAATACAAACTTATTATCACTTGATTTCACAGTCTCACCAGTTTGGAATATACCAGAAGTCATATTAACTTCAAGGAATTTTGGTGTAGTGAAATTAGTTACATCAATGTTATCAAAATAAACATAGAAACGAGTTCTAGGTTTCATACGATGAGTTATAATTTCAATGTTTCTCTTTCTCATGAAAGGAACAATATCACGACTTAAAACTTTACTTCCTATAACTTCACTTGTTACTTTTGGAGTAACTTTATATTGAATACCATCTCTTGATTGACCCATTCTTATTTGAACATCTTCAAATGTTGTTGTTCGTGTCAATCTTGCACCTGTTATTATACCTTCATTAGCATTACGATTAAATCCCCTAACCGCAATACTAGCATGTCTCGCATGTCTTCCAGTCGCTCCTACTAAGTTACCATGTCTTACATCTATATTTCCTAAATTGATTTGACTTGATTCCTGTCTTGTATTCAAGATGGTTTCACCACCCCAATCTGTCTGCCAAGAACCCCAATTAACCTCACTAAATCCAGTTTGAGTATTAACTCCTAATTCTCTGACTTTTTGATCATATGCAGAATTATCCTCAGTGATAATTGATTCAACTACTTTTGTATCTGTCCATGTATCAGAATCTGGATTTATTTTCATATCTCCAGAATAATAAACAATCAGATATGGATTGACATTTTCAATTCTTGATGCATAAACTTGTTTTAGATAATCTTTTTCTGAATAATCTAAAGTTAAAAGTCTTCCTGTTTT